GGCCTGCGGGCGACGCGGATTTCGTTCAATACGGAAACTGTTGATGTTACCTCGCTTGAAAGTGCTGGCGGGTGGCGTGAGCTGCTGTCAGGTGGCGGGGTGAAATCGGCGGCGATTTCCGGCTCTGGTGTGTTCGTTGATGCCACATCGGACGAGCGGGCGCGGCAATTGTTTTTTGATGGCACGGTGATGGATTTTCAGGTGATTATTCCGGATTTCGGAACAGTTGCGGGCGCGTTTCAGATTTCCAGCATTGAATATGCGGGGAATTATGATGGTGAGGCGACTTACGAGATGGCGATGGCTTCGGCGGGTGCTTTGACGTTTACGGCGCTTTGATGGGGAACCCTTATCGCGGTGATGTGGTGTTGTCGGTGGATGGGCAGGAGTTGCCCATGCGCTTGACGCTGGGGGCCTTGGCGGAGCTGGAAACGGCGCTGGTTGAGGATAGTCTGATGGCGTTGGTGGAACGGTTTGAGAGCGGTTCGTTTCGGGCAGGTGATCTGATTGCGCTGCTGGTGGCGGGCTTGCGTGGTGCGGGCTGGCAAGGGACGGCTGCGGATTTGGGCCGCGCTGAAATTGGTGGTGGTGCGATTGGGGCGGCGAAAGCGGCGGGGCGGTTGTTGAAGCTGGCGTTTAGTCTGCCGCAATGACGGACATGTTTGATTGGCCCGCTTTGATGGCGCTTGGTTTGCATCAATTGAAGCTGTCGCCGGAGGTTTTCTGGGGGCTGACGCCGTTGGAATTAACCATCATGGCGGGGGGCGTTGCGGGGGCTGTGCCTGTGGTGACGCGCTCGCGGTTGGATGCGCTCTGCGCGGAATTTCCTGATATTTAGGAGTAGATAATGGCAGATTTTAATGATGACTTGGAGCAGTTGGATCTGCAACTCGCCTCGCTTGAGGGCAACTTGGCGGGAGCGACGGCGCTGACGGCGAGTTTCCAACAGGAGTTGTTGGGGATGCAGTCGAGTATTTCGCTGGCGGAGAAGGAGGCACGCGGGTTTTCACGGTCTTTAAGCCGGGGTTTGCGTGGGGCTTTTGGGGACTTGGTTCTTGAGGGGGCCAAGCTGTCGGATGTGCTGGGAAATGTGGCGCAACAAATGATTAGGACCACGTTTAATCAGGCGCTTTCGCCGATCACGGATGCGCTCTCGGGGGTGGTGACGGGCGGTTTGGGCAGTCTTTTTGGCGGCTTGTTTGGCTCGGCCAATGGCAATGTTTTTGCGGGCGGGCGAAATACGGCGTTCGCCAGTGGTGGGATTGTGAACGGGCCTACGGTTTTCCCGATGCGCGGGGGGACGGGGCTGATGGGTGAGGCGGGGCCGGAGGCGATTATGCCGTTGTCGCGGGGGGCTGATGGCAAGTTGGGGGTTCGGGGAGGTGGCGGCGGTCATGTCACTGTTAACATGAATATTTCCACGCCTGACGCGCAGAGTTTTCGGCGGTCACAAACGCAGGTGGCGGCGGGGATTTCGCGCGCGATTTCACGTGGCAATCGCAATCAATAGGAGGGACGGCGATGAATTTTCATGAGGTACGTTTTCCGGCGAATTTGTCGCTGGGGTCGGTTGGTGGGCCAGAGCGGCGCACGGAAATTGTGACGTTGAACAGTGGGTTTGAGGAGCGCAACAGCCCTTGGGAGCATGCGCGTCGGCGCTATGATGCAGGGGTGGCGATGCGGTCGTTGGATGATCTGGATTTGGTGCTGGCGTTTTATGAGGCACGGCGGGGACAATTGTTTGGGTTTCGATGGAAAGATTGGTCGGATTTTAAGACATCAGTGCCGTCGCAGGAACCTGTGTTTGATGATCAGGAAATTGGGGTGGGTGATAGTTTGGTGACTGATTTTCAGCTGTGTAAGAACTATATCTCGGGGGGCGCGACCTATTGTCGGGCAGTTTCCAAGCCGGTTTTGCATACGGTTTTGGTGGGGATTGAAGGCGTTGAAGTGTTTGAGGGTGAGCATTTTAATTGCGACTATGAAACCGGTGTTTTGACGTTTTATGAGGCCCCACCGGAAGCGGCGCGGATAACTGCGGGTTTCTATTTTGATGTGCCTGTGCGCTTTGACAGTGATCGTTTGGAAATGAGCGTGGCGAGTTTTCATGCAGGCGAAATTCCCAATGTTCCTGTGGTGGAGGTGCGGGTCTGATGCGTGATATTGATACGGGGCTTCAGGCCCATTTAGATACGGGTGCGACGACGTTGAGCCGGGCTTGGGTGGTGCGTCGGCGCGATGGTGTGGTGTTGGGGTTTACGGATCACGATAAGGCGCTGCTGGTTGATGCGGTGACGTGCGAGGCGGCGAGCGGGATGGACGCCTCGGCGCTGGAGAGTTCTACGGGGTTGAGTGTGGATAATGCGCAGGCCGTTGGGGCGTTGTCCTCGGTTGGGATCACGGATTTGGATGTGGAGACGGGTAAGTTTGACGGGGCCGAGGTTTGGCATTGGTTGGTGAATTGGCAGGATACCTCGCAGAAGATTTTGCAGTTTCGCGGATCTTTGGGTGAAATTCGCCGTGGCGCAGGAGCGTTTGAGGCGGAATTACGTGGGTTGTCCGAGGTTCTGAACAGGCCTGTGGGGCGGTCTTATTTGCGGCAATGTGATCGGGTGTTGGGTGATGGTAAATGTGGCTTTGATATTAACGCTGTCGGGTTTGTGGTTGAGGCTGTTGTGGATGTGTCTTCGGGGCGTCGGGTTGTTGAACTGAAGGATATTTCCGGTTTTGCGGAGGAATGGTTTTTGGGCGGCGCGGTGACTTGGCTGACGGGGGCTAATGCGGGGGCTGTTGGGCTGGTACGTGTGGATGAGACGCGGGGCAATGTTCGGGTGATTGAGCTGTGGCAGGAGACCCATTTTGCGATTGAGAATGGTGATACGCTGCGCGTTCATGCGGGGTGCGACAAGGCGGATTCTATCTGTCGGGACAAGTTTAGCAATTTCGCGAATTTTCGCGGCTTTCCCCATATGCCGGGCGAGGATTGGAGTGTGTCTTATCCGGTTTCGGGGGGTGATCTGGATGGTGGGTCGCTGATCTCATGAATGTGGCGGTTTTGGCGGCGGCGCGGGATTGGATTGGCACGCCTTACCTGCATCAGTGTTCCGTGCGTGGGCAGGGTGCAGATTGTTTGGGGCTGTTGCGCGGGGTTTGGCGCGAGGTTTTGGGAGCCGAGCCGGAAGGTATGCCAGCTTATACACCCGATTGGTCTGAGACGTCCGGGTTGGAGCGGATGTGGGAGGGCGCGGCGCGGCATCTTTTGGCGGCCCCGCCTGATTTAGAAGCCGTTGGTGAGGTGGTTTTATTTCGGATGCGGCGGTCTGCCGTAGCGAAACATGTGGCGATACTGGGGGATTTAAGCCTTGGTTATCAAACGATAATTCATGCTTACAGTGGTGCGGGAGTGGTGGAAACACCGCTGTCGGATGCTTGGGCGCGCCGGATTGTGGCGCAATTTCGATTTCCGGATAAAAGGGGCTGAGTGATGGCGACTATTTTACTTTCTGCGGCAGGGGCTGCGATTGGTGGCACCTTTGGCGGCACTGTTTTGGGGCTGACAGGCGCGGTTATTGGCAAGGCGATTGGGGCCTCGGTTGGCGGGTTGATTGACCAGAAAATCATGGGGACGGGATCGCGCGTTGTGGATACTGGGCGCATTGAGACGTTTCGCCTGCAAGGGGTTTCCGAGGGGGGGCCAGTGCCGCGTGTGATGGGGCGGATGCGGATTGCAGGGCAGTTGATTTGGTCGAGTAAGTTTCGCGAAAATGTGAGCACGACAAGCAGTGGCGGCGGCAAGGCGACGGGCAGTCCTAAGGTGACGACGAACAGGTATTCCTATTCTATCAACATTGCTTTTGCCCTTGGTGAGGGTGTTGTGGGCAAGGTTGGGCGCATTTGGGCCGATGGACAGGAGATTGCGCGCGAGAGCGTGAGTATGGCTATTTACCCCGGCGATGAGGTGCAGAACCCTGATCCGACGATTGCGGCGATTGAGGGGATCGAGAATGCACCGAGCTATCGCGGGACGAGTTATGTGGTGTTTGAGGATCTGGACCTGGAGCCGTTTGGCAACCGGATTCCGCAGTTCAATTTTGAGGTTTTTCGCAAGGCGCAGCCGGAGCATTTCACGTTGGACGATCCAGCGCTCGATATTGGTGGTGTGTGTTTGATCCCGGGGACGGGGGAGTATTCGTTGGCGAGCACGCCTGTGCATTACGCGGGCGAATTTGGCGACGGGCATTCTGCGAATGTGAACACGGGGCGCGGGGATACGGATGTGGTTCATGCGCTGGATGATTTGGCGCTGGATTTGCCGAATGTTTCTTCGGTGTCACTGGTGGTGAGTTGGTTTGGCAATAACTTGCGGTGTGGGGATTGTTTGTTGCAGCCAAAGGTGGAGCAGGTGAGCGTTGATGGTACACCGATGCCGTGGCGTGTTTCGGGGGTTGCACGGGGTGGTGCGGCATTGGTTAGTCAAATTGATGATCGGCCTGTATTTGGGGGAACGCCGAGTGATGCGGCAGTTCTGGAAGGCATTCAGGCGATTAAGGATAATGGGCAGGATGTTGTGTTTTATCCGTTTATTCTGATGGATATTCAAGCGGGCAATGGGCTGGGTGACCCTTGGTCTGATAACGCAGATCAACCTGTGATGCCTTGGCGGGGGCGGATTACCACGGTGGAGGCACCGGGGCGTTTTGGCTCTACAGATCAGACAACGGCGGCGGGCACTGAGGTGGCGGCGTTTTTTGGCGCGGCGCAGGTGAGTGATTTTGCGGTTGTGGATGGGGCGGTGGTATATAGCGGGCCTGCGGAGTGGTCGTATCGGCGATTTATCCTGCATTACGCCTATTTGTGCCAGATTGCGGGGGATGTTGAGGCGTTTAATATCGGCTCGGAAATGCGGTCTTTGACGCAGGTGCGAGACGGGGCAACGTCGTTTCCTGCTGTGGCTGCTTTGGTGCAGTTGGTGCAGGATGTGCGGGCCGTTTTGGGGCCAGATGTGAAGATCGGGTATGCGGCGGATTGGTCGGAGTATTTTGGCTATCATCCGCAGAATGGATCGGGGGATGTGTTCTTTCACCTTGATCCTTTGTGGGCGCAAAGTGAGGTCGATTATATTGGCATTGATAACTATATGCCGCTGTCGGATTGGCGTGACACTTTGGGGCATCTGGATGAGGGGTATGGGTCTATTTATGCGCAGGATTACTTGCGCGGCAATGTGGCGGGGGGCGAGGGGTTTGATTGGTATTATGCAAGTGGTGAGGACCGTGATGCGCAGAACCGGACGCCTATAACAGATGGTGCTTATGACGAGGCTTGGGTGTTTCGCAATAAGGATATTGTCAGCTGGTGGTCACAGCCGCATTATAATCGGATTGGTGGGGTTCGTGATGTGACGCCGACGTCTTGGGCGGCGGAGAGCAAGCCAATTCGGTTTACGGAATTGGGCTGTCCGGCGGTGGACAAGGGGACAAATCAACCAAATGTGTTCTATGATCCGAAGAGCTCGGAGTCGTTCTTTCCATATTATTCAAATGGTTCTGAGGATACATTTATGCAGGCGCAGTATTTGCGGGCGGTTTATGGGCATTGGCAGGAAGCGGCAAACAACCCGACATCGGGGATATATTTTGGGCCGATGCTGGATTTGGCGCAAAGTCATGTCTGGGCTTGGGATGCGCGGCCTTGGCCGGAGTTTCCCAACCGTTTGGATGTATGGAGTGACGGAGATAACCATGCGCGCGGGCATTGGTTGTCTGGCCGTTTTGGCGAGCAGTCTTTGGCGGCTATTGTGTCGGAGATTTGCGAGATTTCGGGGCTTACGGATATTGATGTGAGCGAATTGTACGGCAACACCACGGGGTTTGCCATGCGAGCGACGGAGACAGGGCGCCAAAGCTTGCAGCCGTTGATGATGGCGTTTGATTTCTCGGCTTTTGAGGTGGATGGGGTTTTGACATTCCACAACCGACGTGAGGAAGTGACGTTTTCGGCGGTTGAGAGTAGCTTGGTTTTCAGTGGTGTGGATACGCCGGTTGTGGGCAAGGCACGGCAACCTGAGGCGGAAACTTCGGGTCGGGTTCGGGTGAGTTATTGGGACAAGAGCCGCGATTATCAGACGGGTTCGGCGCAGTTTATCATGGCGGATGATCCTTCGGTTTCAACGTCAAGTTTGGAGTTGCCGATTGTGCTGAATGATGGTGCGGCGCGCAATATTGCCAGCCGTTGGTTGGTGGATTCAGAGGTGGCGCGGGACGAGTTGAAACTGACGTTACCGCCCTCGGTACGTCATGTGACGGTGGGGGATGTGATCAAGCTGGCGGATGGCGGCACTGATGCGACTTACCGTGTGGAGCGGATTGAGGAGCAGGGGGCGCGAACGGTTGAGGCGGTTCGGATGGAGCAAAAAACCTTTAAATTAAAGGATGTTACGACGATTGTAAATCCAAGTTCGGTGACAAACGCGGCATTGCCTTTGCACGTGCAATTCTTGGATTTGCCTTTATTACGGGAAAATCAAAACCCTTCAGCGCCATTTGTGGCGGCAACGGCGACACCTTGGCCAGGGGGGGCTGTGGTGTATTCGGCGGCCACGGATGAGGGATATCTTCTGGATGTGGCGGCGGATCAGCCGACGGTGTTTGGGGTGACGCTGACGGATTTGGCGCGGGGTGATTTTGGGCTGTGGTCAGAGGATAGTTTTGGCGTGCGTTTGTCTGGTGGGGCATTGCAAAGCCGAAGCGAGTTGGAGGTTTTGAACGGGGCGAATGCGCTGGCGATTGGGGACGGTGATGTTTGGGAGGTCATGCAGTTTCGCGATGCGGTGCTGGAGGGAGATGGTAGCTACATCTTGTCGGGGTTCTTGCGTGGGCAGTTGGGGACCGAAGGGGTGATGGCCGATGTTTGGCCCGTTGGCACCAAGGTTGTGTTCTTGGCGGATACGATGGTGCAAATTGACCTGTCGGATGCGGATCGTGGGTTGGAGCGGCATTACCGAGTGGGTCCAGTAGGGCGTCCGGTTTCGAATAGTAGTTTTGTGCATTCAGTGGCGGCGTTTGAGGGGATTGGCTTGCGGCCCTATGCGCCGGTGCATTTGGTGATTGCGGATTCGGCAGGTGATAAGCTGGTTTCATGGCTGCGCCGCACCCGTATTGGGGGCGACAGCTGGCAAGGTCTTGAGGTGCCTTTGGGCGAGGATACGGAGGTGTATCTGGTGCGGGTGGTTGAAGCCGGTGTTGTGCTGCGCGAAGAGGTGGTTGCTGTGCAGGAGTGGGGTTATTCGGCGGCGGATATTCTGGCGGATGGGGCCGGTGCTGCAGCGGTTATTCAGGTTGCGCAAATGTCGGACCGCTTTGGGCCAGGGACGTTTGGGAGCATTGGGTTGGTGGCATAA